CTAGCCGAGGCAAAATCTTTGCTTTTGAGGGCTGAAAGTAAATCGTTAAGTTGTATATCACTAACAGAAGCAAGCACACCTTTATCAATAGTCCCTCCAACGGCATACCTTTGAAGCTCATTAAGAATTCTACGATTGTCTGGAAAGTGTTTTGTGATAATTGCTGCGACAACTTCTTTGTCGTATTTAACACCTTCTTGTTCAAGGATCCACTCAACTCGTTTGAAGAATTGTGCTGCCATTTTGGCCTTTTGGCCATTGATTTTGAAATCGATAACTGTGCATCGAGAATGAATTGGATCAATAATCCGATTTTTGAAGTTACATGTGAAAATAAAAGAACAATTGGACGCAAACTCCTCAATAGCTCCACGAAGAGCAGGTTGAGTAGAGTTTGGATTGAGGTAATCAGCCTCATCGATGATAATAACTTTTCGGCCACCCATAAGAGAAACCGATGAAGCGTAATTTTTAATCTTAGTGCGAAGAACATCAATGCCAGATTCATCCGAACCATTGATGATAATATAGTCACAACCAACTTCTTCACATAAAGCTTTGGCGATGGTAGTCTTACCAACGCCAGCAGTGCCAGAGAGTAGTAGATTCGGAATCTCTCTCCGATTGACATACTCCTGAAAAGTGTCTTTAATCGCATCTGGTAAAATACATTCTTCTACTTTAGATGGACGATACTTCTCTACCCATAATAAATGTTCCGTCATTCAAAACTCCCATAATAAAAATAATATAATACATCATTCAGTTCTCAATTTCAAGTCTGATATGTAATTTCCACCAAAATCACCTGATGGAAAACTGTTGAAACCTAATATAATTCTTTCATCGGTATTTACCGTAACACCATGCGTAATACTGGATGGAAATAATAATATATCTCCAGTCTTTACTTTAAACGACCAACTTCTAGAATTGAAAACATTATAGTTTCTCAAATTGTAATTTAAATCAATTTTGTCGTAGATAGGACCATCATGGATCATTTTAAAAGCACCAGCACCATCTGTTGCTTTAACATACAATACACCCGAAACAACACTATTTGGATGTTCGTGGGTGTGGTGATTTTCTCCTGGTTGACTTCTGGCAATCCATGTATTGGTCATACTAAGAGATTGTTCACAATCAAAAATCTCATTCCAATATTGTTGTAGATATACATTTAAATCTGCTTTTAGATTACTCAATTCTGGAGTATCCAAGATATGAACATTCTTGGATATACCATTTGATTGCATTTGGTCCAGTTCAGCTGAATCGATAAAGTCATATTCATCTTTCGTTAATTCACGATGAAAATGAGTTAATCCAACCGGAACTGGCCAAAGAAATTGATAACCTAAATTCATTATTTGATTTCTGTAATACCTTCAAACAAAGATTCAAACTCTTTGTGTGCTGCCACTTCTTCAGCAAAGTTTTGTTTGAAATAAACTTTTGCCATGCGACTAATAATCTTTTTTGGAATTTGAGATTTATCAGAAGCCAAATCAATAATCTCTTTGATTAACTTTTGACGATGTTCAATCTCAAAAAAATAGTTATTAACTTCTTCAATGGCACCCTTGAGTTCTTTAAGTTGTTTTTCATCAAGAGTGCCATAAATTGTTTGAATTGTTAAACTCATTGATTCATCTGACCTTGAAGAACACCAACAACATCAGTTTGTGTTTGTTCAACAATCAAAGTGCCACTAGTCATAGCAATAACAGTTTTACCTGCCATGTCACCGTCTTTGGCAACGAATACACAAGTAACATAATTTGGATTAACAGCTACTTGTTGTTGAGATACTGCATCTGTAAAATATACTAACATGATTTATCCTTGAAATGTAGATTCTTTAGCTTCTGTTGCTACCCAATATTGGATATCAACATTCTTGTTTTTGAATGATGCCAATCCTTTTTGTGAAATTTCCACATCATAGGAACCTGGAATCATCTTTAAGTTTTCTGTTAAGAAAACCATTTTATACTTTTTACCATCGCCTTCGCCAACTTCAATCGAATTAGTATGAGCTGAATCATTCTTAGCATCAAAACTAGTCAATCGAATTGGACCACCATCAGATTCACAAGCAATATATGGTGATTGTAAAATCTTAGCAGCGTCTAGTAAAACAGCATAATCTTCTTTTGTGAGTGTGAATGTGATGTCTACGGAAGGTAATGCTAAGTCTTTGTCTGGTGCTACGACAATCATACCTTTATCGGTCTTACGATATTTTGTTTTCTTTTTGCCACTTTTGAAAGTGATATTCTTATCATCAGAAAAATCAAGTTCTGTGTCGGCAAACAAAGAATGTACCATTAAGAACTGGCTTAAATCATACACACAAAATTCTTCGGGAAATTCATCTTTGATTGTTGCTTTGGCAAGAACCGTTTTGCCGGTAGACATGGTCTTGATTGTGTTACCTTTTTTAAATTGCATGCCTGAATTAATCGAGGCAAAGTTTTTCAAAAAGGTTAGTGTTTCATTAGATAACTTCATTTGTTTCTCCATTATGTAAATGTGTTGCTATAATACTATACTTCAAATTATTTGTCAATCTGTGGATTGGAATACTTAACATCGTGTTCATACAAAAACATTAAACAACACATAGCATGTGCTAAGTGGTGAATACCGGATTCGGGATCGAATTGTTCACCTTGTTTCCACGCCCATACATGCCGTTGTAGTGCATCAAAATATCTGCGTTTAGAATCTGGTACCTTTTGCCAATTATCTCTTTCATATTTCTGAGCACCAAAAGTTAATACTTTAACTGTTTCTTCCAAAGCAAGTGGTGGTAATAAACCATATTCCAATTTACCCCCATCAAATTTGCGACCTGTTAGGTTATCAGTATAACCCTTTGCTTCATCCATTGCTAGTTGTGTGTAATATCCCCCGTTATGCACGACTGCATCTTCATAACCTGGATGATAAGGTGCTTCAGCTACCAAACGAACATTGTCATCATCAAACTTTGGCATTACATTTCTCCAACATAGTTAGCAACAGCAGGCATATCTCCTTGGAAGTGATAAGTGCCAATATGAGAAGTTCTCATCCATGGACATAAGTGAATCTCGCCACCAATTTTACGCCACATTTGACAGAACATATAATCTTCAGACAAGTAACGGTCAGAACCACCGCCTGTAATAGAATCTTTTGTATCAATTACAGTATCAAAGAAAGCATGAATGTATCTTGAACCATCAAAGTTTGCCTGACCAACATGGTCTGGTTTATAGCGAATCATTGGATATGCGGATTCCATTTTCTCAAACACTTCACGCTTAATCATCATGAAGCCAGTACCAATTTCTAATACATCAAGTGGTTCTGTTACAGAAAATTGTGCTGTGCCTTTAACAGGATTAAAAACATAATCACCTGTTACTTTTTCTAGAAGTTGTGCATCTATGTCAGGATTTTTTGTCAATGCAGTTTTAACAGATTTCCATTTGATTGTTTTCTTGGGGTATGGACCTCCAGAAACATCTTTATCGAGTGCCAATAAGGCGATAACATCTTGAGGATTGAAGTGAATATCAGAATCGATAAACAACATATGAGTGCAACCCGAACGATGAATAAATTCATCCACCAAATAGTTACGAGCACGGGTAATTAACGATTCATTGAAAAGAAATGAAAATTTAATATTAATGCCATACTGCATACACAAACCTTGTAAGTCTAGACATGCTTTCATATACAAACCATGATTCATGCCGCCATACATTGGTGTGGCAACAAATAGGCTCTTTTTTGATAGTTCTTCTTTTTTAATTGAAATTTCCATTTGTTCTCCGAGAAATAAAAAAAAGGGGTGTCCACTTTCGTGGAAACCCCTTATATCAAATCAGATTAAACTGATTGAACTTTAACGCCATTAGCACGGCATTGTGCCTTGAATGACTTGCTTGGTGTACCAAGACGATAAACAGTTTGTTTTTCACCGTTTACAGTTTTCTTGTTACCATAAATTGCATAACCTTCTTGGCGCAATTCAGAGATACGAGCAGAAACATTGGTGATGCCGAAACGGCGTTGAGCTTGAGCAGTTGTGAAAGTGTTGTAACCACTTGTCTGTGTCAAAGCGTTCAAGATTTTTTCTTTAGCTGATAATTTAGCCATTGTGATACTCCTAATAATAAAGTTAATAATAAAAAACCTCGTTCAATCAAATATTTCAACGAGTAAACACATCATAACATTATATATGTGTATATGTCAAGCATATTTGCGGTATACTTGATTATCTGCCAACTTGTGGCAAATATTTTGCCTTGGTATCTTCCCAAGACAAGTAAATTAGGTCATCATAGAAAAGGGTTTCATATGAAACATTATTCTTTTTCTGTAATTGCCTAATTCGACCCTTAGCATACTTGGTTTTCCAAATATTGGCAAGGGCTTCTTCACTGGTATCAAATGACTTTACCAGTTCAGAATCGGTAATCTCCTTACGGAGAAATTCATTGGTATTATTATAGAGAGGACTAAAATAGATACCACGTTGATGCTCTGTTCTGATTAATTCTTTTGGTATTTGTAGTTTAGAATAAGCAAAATTCAAACTACGATTTTTGTGGTCCCGCTTGAGTGGAAGTCCTTGTTGATTCTTGGCTTCCCACCACTCGAAGTATTTTCTAGTGTGATTCTCTTTGATCCAATCAAACACCAATTTTTTGGTTGCTCTGCTCGGTTCAAAGGCGACTGAGCCAGAGGAGAACCCCATTGGGTTCCAATGCTCAAGTCCATCGTATTGTGATAACCCGCCTGCTTTAGTTTTTCCATACAAGCTGGTGGTAGTAACTCCGACCAATGTGTCGCCATATTGCCGTTTCCAATCTTTTTGAACTGTATCAGATAAACACATTAATGCCAAGAGTTTACCACCCATGTAATTAAAACCTAGTGGTTGCAACGGAACGATGGTGGAACCAATTGCCGTGTGATTAATCATATGTTGCTGTGTTTTTACATCTCTCGACCATCCGATTGCATTATCTCTTGGAGTTAAGTCCAGAAAGTCTGAGGAGATACAGATAACTCCAAGATACTTACCTGTTACTTCATCAGTCAAAACATAGAATAGATTGCGACCAATGTTAGAATTGTTTTTCATTGTAGATGAGAATGTTCTGATGGCATTCCATCTTTCAGCATCAGGTCCATTTGAAAGAACCATGATAGGTTTTAATTTATCGAAATCATCCGGCTCTTGTGGCATCCAAAAGTTATTTTTAACTTCTTTGATTAGTGCCTCTTGTTCAGGATAAACCATTTGAGTTTCTTCACCAAACAAAGTGGATACTTCATGAACAGGATACCGTTCTTTGACTTCACACCACTTTTGGTATAAAGTATACTCACGAACATCCATTTGAGAAGCATAGGTTAAGTCCTTGATTAGGACTTCTTTCATATTTGCTTCATCAATGTGTTCAAAGGTATCGACAGGATTTTTCTCCTGCCATTCGTTCCATTGTTTTTCTACAAACTCAATCGGTGTTGCCATTAAATTTTCTCAGTAAAAGTAAGCCAACCGTTCATAATATATTTTGTTCCTTTTAAAGGAGGATTACCACGGTGTGTATGAGTAAATCCTGCCGGACATAAAAGGATACTACCTTTTTTAGGGTTCAATCTTTTTGATTGATATAAAAATTCTGTTTCACCACCTTCTTCAACATCATTCAAATAAGCAATGATGAGAAGAATTCTATCATTATGTGATGGTGATTCTGTTTCACAATGCCAAATATGATAACCTTCACTTGGTTTTATTTTTTGTATTTTAATATCTGATGAAATTGAATGTGCAGAAAAGTTATTTAATGTGCCATATTTTTCACGATACAATTTATAACACTCGAAAACTTGTTGGCCAAAAATACCAAGAATTGAATAGTTCTTTTTGATAAAGACGGGATCAAATTCATCAATCATATAATATAAATCATTCTGAATTGATGAAGAAGAAACTCCTGAATATCGTTGTCTGTTGGTAGTTTTATTTAATTGATTCAAATTTTCATAATATTGAACCAAATCATCACAATATCTTTCATCTAAGACATTATGGAAAATACCAACAAAATCATCTATTTCATAATTCATACTACTCATAAAAAGTTTTCAAATTTCTTTTCTATTTTATTAGCCTTTTTAATAAGATTGTTAATCTTACCACGCTTTTTCATACCAGACTGTAATGCCATTGGTTTTGCACGACTAGTATACACGATTCCATTCATATGGTCAAGCTCGTGGAGAAAACATCTTGCAGATATACCAGTATAGTGTGCCTCTCTTTTTTGGCCATTGAAATCTTGATATTCCACATCAATTGCAGATGGTCTGGTAATACTCAATGCCAACATTGGGAAAGATAGGCAACCTTCCATCATGTGAACTTCACCATAAGTTTTAATTACTTTTGGATTAAAGTGTGCCACAAAGTTTTCTCCAGCACCCATAACAAACATTCTGTAATTAAATCCACATTGGTTGGCAGACAATCCAAAACCACCATGTTTAATACAAGTTTCCACCATAGACGATGCAAACTTATTTGTATCAACGGGAGGATTTTCAAAATCAAATTCTGGCATTACTTGTTTAAGAATTGGATCGGATTCGGGAACCAAATTG